GTTCAAGAATGGCAAGGGTGCTGACGGTGCTGTCATGCAGCCCACGGGTGCGGATGTCAACCTTGCTTTTGAAATCATCAATTACAGGTATAACCAGCCGGAACTGATCACCATCATCAGCAGTGAGCGGACGCTGATTGAACTGATGGAGATTGACGAAGCGATTGCAGGCCGGATCGCTGAAAGGACGAAGGCACACGGATTCTGCATCAACCTGAAGCCTGATGCGCAGAAGAACTGGCGTATGCGGGATTTGATGGAACTATGAGAGGGTGAATACATATGGCAGACTACGGAATGAAGAGAAATGGATCAGGATACAAGGATGAAACAGCATACAAGGCATTTATGAGCATGGCAAAAAGCGGTGAGGTCTGGACTGCATATGATGGCAGGGAGCGGGTTCTGATCCTGAAGAATCAGGGAACGTTCTGCAACTGCCTGACCTTGAAAGACGAAAACAAGCACGAAGGAAACATTGAGATCATCAGCGCGGGAACGATGTACACGAATCCCGGTATGGTGAAGTACCTGTTCAATTCGCGTCTGGGTGCATTCGTGCAGAAGCTTCCGGCAACTGAGTTTGAAGCGGTTGTTCAAGCGGTGGAGGATGCACTGAACATCAACCGAAAGCGGGTCAACAAGGATCATCGCAGGGAATGCCATGAACTGCTTGACAAGATTCTTGACAGGGTAGGTGCGAAGTGATGGAAGCGAAGGAATATTTGAAGAGCATCAAGAGGGCTGACGCGATCATCAATGAGAAACTGAAGGAACTTGATCAGCTTCGTGGGATGCGGTACAAGATCACGCAGACGCTGAAACAGGTCGTTTCGTCCGGTGGAGGATCGCGCGGAGGGTTCACGGATGCATCTGACAGACTGATCGACCTTGAACGGGAGATCGACAGAGATATTGACAATTTTGTTGACCTGAAGCGTGAGGCGGGGAAACTGCTGGCGAAGCTTGAAAATCCGAAACATTATCAAGTGCTGCATCGGCATTATGTCCAGTTTGAATCCTTTGAACAGATCGCGATCGATTTTGAAAATTCATATCGTTGGGTGTGCATCATTCACGGCAGAGCGCTTCAGGCGTTCCAGAAGGTGATGGACAAGCAGGAAACTTGACAACGTAAAAGGGGAAGGCGGTCAGCCTTCCTCTTTGTATTCCAGAATATCACCGGGCTGACAGTTCAGCAAGCGGCAGATGGTGTCGATGTTGCTGATCGCAACCATTTCATCAGAACGCAGTTTCTGAAGGGTTGATTCTGCAAGTAGTTTTTCTTTACGGATGCGGGATGTGTTGAACCCTGCGCTTTTGAGGGCTTGAAGGACATCGAACTTGTATTTGATCGCCATTGAAAGCCCCTCCTTTCGATAGATATTGTATCACAGATTTTACACGAAAGATAGTGCAAATGCTGCACAAATAATGACACGAAAGTTCGTGCAAATGGTCAATTGCAATTACACGAGAATTCGTGTATAATAAATAATGTCAGGAGGGCACAGAAGCCCACCGAAAGAAAGGAAGTAAGATCATGAAGGTCACCATTTACGTCATCAATCGCGGTCATCCCTCCCAGTATTACGGCCTGAAGGATGCCACCGATAATCAGGTGCTGTACGGCGCACCGAACAACTGGAAGACCGAGAAGGGTGCGATCCGCTGGGCGGAAAAGCACGGTCTTGATGTAGTCAAATGAAAACGACCTGCATGTTCTGCGGGGAAGAGATACACGTCGAAAGATATCTCTTCCCCGATCGGAAGAAATGGAGTTGCGGGAAGTGCACACGGTACTGCATGACAAAGTGCGAGATCGCAAGCAGCACGGAAACGAGCTGGCACAAAGAACCTTGCACATCTTGTGTACATAACCCATACAACAGAAAGCCGGGCGGGGCGGTATAACCCCGTAGAAAGAGAGGAAATCATGTTCTTTACTCTGTATTTCACCAACCGCGAACGGTATTGCAAGGCTGTCAGGTATCTGATGGCGAACGCTGACAAGTACAACATCCTGAACAGCGGCAAAGACTACGGCGCAAACTTCAAAGCGCCGAAGATGGATCATGGCTGGTATGTATACTTCTCAAAGAGAATGCGGAAAGGATGATCACCATGACCACACGGGAGCGGCTGAAGCTGATGGAGGAAATGAAGAGGAAGAACGATGCAGCATGGGAAGCAGAAGCACGTCGGCACAGGACGGTGAAGTGTGAGTGTAAGCAACTGCATCCGGGTGTTGAGTGGCTGCTGAAGATGCTGTGCACATTCTTCTGCGTGATCCTGATGGGTGTTGTGGCGCTGATGGCATGAAAATGGTTCAGAATAGTTCAGTAAAGTTCCGGAAAGTCCCTAAAAATTCACAAAAGTTCTATTGCAATTCACCTTGCATCTGTGGTATTGTTATGATGCACAAGTGCAGAAGCCTGACAGGATGACCTGTCGGGCTTTTTGCGTTCCCTCACATCGAAGGCTTGCGTTCAGTGCGCGGGGTGACATCGGAGGTCGGCAAAGCCGACTAACGCAGTCCATTGCTTGCAATGGGCAAGTGTAGCAAGCGCCGCTTCAGCGGTGATTGCCGAAGATAGGTGTGGGCGAACGCTGGAGTGCAGGCGGGTGTATCCCCATTGTCAGCGTGTTGGGACGGGGCGCTGATCGTGCTGTGGCCTGCGGGATTATACCTCCGGCTGGCGGGGGCTGGGGCTTGTCGGTGTGGCGCAACTGGAAGCGCACGGGACTTTTAATCCCGGTGTTGTGGGTTCAAATCCCATCACCGACACACAAACGGACAGAAAGAAGGTGGTGATCGTGGCAGGAATGACGGCAAAGCAGCAGCGGTTCTGTGATGAATATCTGATCGACCTTGACGGCACAAAAGCCGCGATCAGAGCCGGATATTCACCAAAGACAGCGGCGGCAATCGCTTCTGAAAACCTGAGAAAACCTAAACTGAAACAATACATCGCTGAACGCATGGCTGAAAAGGAAAAGAGCCTGATCGCGGATCAGGATGAAGTGCTGAAATACCTGACATCTGTGCTGCGCGGCGAATCGGAATCAGAGATCGTTGTGATCATCAGCATCGGTGATTTCATGACGGAAGCACAGAAGATCAAGAAAGCGCCGGATGAAAAAGAACGTCTGAAGGCTGCTGAACTGCTAGGCAAGAGATACAGTTTGTTCACGGACAAGATGGAAGTGACCGGTGCTGTTCCGGTGGTGATTACCGGTGAAGACGAACTTGAAGATTAACGGCATACAGAAGCTGAAACTTCCTGAGATCGTCGGCAAGGGTTACGGTTCATATTGGCGGTTCAAAGGGCGCTATCTGGTTTGCAAGGGAAGCCGTGCAAGCAAGAAGAGCAAGACAACAGCCCTGCGGATCATCACGAACATGATGAAGTATCCGTTTGATAAGGACGGAAACCCGACAGGATTGCTTCCGAATACGCTTGTCATCCGTAAGACATACAGCACACTAAAGAATTCGTGCTATACCGAATTGAAGTGGGCTGTGCATCGTCTGGGCGTTGATGAGCATTGGGAATTCAAACTGAATCCGCTTGAAGCGACATACAAACCAGCAGGAACGAAGATATACTTTCGCGGCCTTGATGATCCTCTGAAGGTCACATCGATCACGGTTGAGGTCGGCGTTCTGTGCTGGGCATGGCTTGAAGAAGCGTATGAGGTCATGAATGAAGAGGACTTCAACGTTCTGGATGAATCCATTCGTGGTGAATGTCCGGAAGGGCTGTTCAAGCAGTGGATGATCACATTCAACCCGTGGAATGAAAAGCACTGGCTGAAGAAACGCTTCTTTGATGCTCCACCTGATCCGGATATCCTTGCGATCACGACAAATTACATGTGCAACGAATGGCTTGATGATGCTGACATCAAGGTGTTTGAAACCATGCGGAAGAACAACCCGCGACGCTATGCTGTTGCAGGTCTGGGCGGCTGGGGTATCGTTGACGGCCTTGTCTATGAGAACTGGAAGGAAGAAAAGTTCGACCATACTTCAGCAGAGTTCAGGAAGGCACATCCGAAACTTGTATCAGCCTTCGGTATTGACTTCGGATATACGAATGACCCTTCAACGCTGTTTTGCGGCCTGTTAGATCAGGAAGCGAAGCAGCTTTTTGTGTTCGATGAAATGTATGAGAAGGGCATGTCGAACAGGGCGATCGCTGAACGTGTCAAGGAAATGGGATATGGCAAGGAACATATCACAGCAGATTCAGCAGAGCCGAAATCAATAGACGAACTGAAGACGCTGGGCTTGCGTGTGAAGGCCGCAAAGAAGGGCAAGGACAGCATTCAGAACGGTATCCAGTGGCTTCAGGATTTGGAGATCATCATTCATCCACGCTGCGTGAACTTCCTGACGGAGATCAGCAACTATACATGGGACAAGGACAAGTTCGGCACAAAGCTGAACGTTCCGATCGATGACTTCAATCATCTGATGGACGCAATGCGCTATGCGCTTGAAAAGTACATCGTACAGAGCAAGTGGCTTGCGTGATGACAAAGGGGTGATAAAGGTGCATAGACAAATCAATGTGACAGTCAGCAGGAAGGTCGCAAAGGCAGACAGCAAACAGCAGTACGTCTGCGGCAACAGTGACTTCATCGTCAGTTTTGACTTTGATGCTGAATGGAACGAATATCCTGCAAAGACAGCGCGATTCATTTCGAATGGTGAATATGTCGATGTGGTGTTCAACGGCAGTGAATGCAAAATGCCGATGTTCTCCAATACGCATTCCATTTTTGTTGGTGTGTTTGCAGGCGATCTCAGAACGACAACGCCTGCACTGATCGTTGCTGCAAAATCGATTCTGTGCGGAACGGTTACGCCTGTTGAACCGACACCGGATGTGTACGCGCAGATCATGGAGATCATGAACGAATCTGTCCGAAAGACGAATGCATCAGAACAGGCGGCAAAGGAATCGGAAACAAATGCTGCTGAATCTGCGCGATACGTTGAGGAAATGAAGCAGACTGTTCTGGAAGCAACAGGCCGCGCTGCTGGATATGCTCATTCAGCAGAACAGGATGCGGCAAAAGCGGCAGAAAGCGAACAGAATGCAGCGGTATCCGCAGACCGTGCAGAACAGGCCGCGACTGCTTCCGGATGGATGGACATGCACATCAATGAAGACGGTCATCTGATCTATACACGTTCTGAGACGGTTGATGCGGTTGACTTTGAAATGCAGGAAGGGAGACTGATTGTCAGCTATGGCTAATGTGGTGAAAGACCTTGGTGCAGTGAGTGCATATGCACTTGCTGTCAAGTATGGCTATGAAGGCACTGAAGCCGAATGGGTAGCGGCACAGGAAGCCGCGAGGATCGCTGCGGAAGCGGCGGCAGAGGAAGCAAAGGCATCGGAGGGCGCTGCGAAAGTGTCAGAGGATGCGGCAAAGGGATCTGAAACAGCGGCATCAGCATCTGCAAGCGTTGCGAATGCGGCGGCAGAACAGGCATCAAACAGCAAGCAGGAAGCAGTGGCGAATGCTGATGCGGCAAAGGCCAGTCAGGAAGCTGCTGCACAGAGCGCAAGCGAAGCAGATGCAAGCCGTGAAGCGGCTGCACGATCCGCACAGGAAGCGGCAGAAAGCAGTGCGACAGCGCAGAGTGTGAAGGACAGCATTCCTGTAGATTACACGCAGCTTGTGGCACTGGTAGACAGGAAAGCCCCTGCAATCGAATGCGGTGTGTCAGGCGGCATGAACACGGTAGCGGATGCATCTGATCAGCCTGCTTTTTCGCTTGTGTCTACCATTACGGCTGTGCAGTATGGCGAGGGAGAACCCGCGCCGGATAATGTACGGAGCATCGGCGGCTGGGATGCAGTAAACCTGAACCGCACTGCAAAGAATCTGTTTCTGCATAACACCGATGAAATCAAAGAGATGACATACATTTCATCCAATGGCACAGAAAGAATCTTGAAGGGTTATGAGATCGATCTTCCGGCAGGAGATTACAAGGTCAATGCTGAGTATGTCGATGCTGATGCAGGCATCATCTATGTGTACGGAATAATCATTGACAAGGATAGAAAAGCAAAGCAGACGGGTGTGAATCCTGTCACCGGTGCAACGGTCAAGGAAATGGAATTCACGCTGGATGATGGCGATAAGCTGATTTTGTATAATGGATCAACCAGTCATTCACTGAACCAAACGAAATCAAACTTTAAGCGGGTAAGCTTTGCGATCTACACGGCAGATGTTGCAACGAACATGGACACCTATGACGGCACAACCTTGACCACTAATTTCCCTGAAACGGTCTATGGCGGCTGTTTGAATTGGAATACCGGGATTCTTGAAATCACACACGGTCATGTTGTGCTGGATGGTGAAACGAATCTTGCCACAAGCAAATCAACGCAAGCCGCTGTCAACTGCTACGTTGTCCCCGCTACTACATGGGGTAGAAAATATGGTGAGGATGTCGTGCTGACCTGTACGCATTTCGCATTTAACGGTGTATCTGCTACCAGTCAAGGTGTTGAAAAAGATGGCATCATGATCGGCATTAACAGTATTGGCAGTCTGTATGTAGGATATGACGCTATTGCTACTTTGGAAGACTTTAATGCTTATCTGCAAGCGCAGTATGCGGCTGGTACGCCTGTGACCGTTGTATATGAACTGCTTGAACCGCGCACTGTTCAGCTAACTCAGCAGCAGCTTGAACTGCTGAAGGGCTACAATGCTGTATGGAGCGACACGGGTGACACGGCGATGACATACATCGCGGATACAAAGATGTACATTGACAATGCGATCAATGCGATCGCGGCTTCTATCATCAACGCATAAGGAGGACACACACAATGAAAAACATTTTTATGGCGGCTATCCACAAGGGCGGTTATGACCTGAACACGATGATTCAGCGCATTGACAAGTACCACATTGAGGGCAAACTGACCGATGAAGAACGCGAAGACCTGCTGTCTGCTGCACGTGGCGATGCGATCCCTGGCCTGAATGCGAATGATGAGATTCAGAAGCTGTGGGCGGCGATCCGTGCGCTTCAGGATGAAGTCAACACGCTGAAGAATGGTGATGCACCTGACAGCGGCGAAACCCCTGCGGAAGTGAAGGAATACACGCAGCCCACGGGCGCACATGATGCGTATTATGCAGGGGCGCAGGTATCCTACAACGGCAAGGTGTACAAGTGTATTGCCCCTGCTGGCGTGGCTTGTGTGTGGAGTCCTGATGTTATGCCGGGTTACTGGGAGGCGGTCTGATGACCCCGAAAACGGAAAACAGATGCATCTGCTGTGGGACGATCATTCCGGAGGGGCGGCAAGTCTGCCCCTCCTGCGAATGGGAATCTGAGCGGGATGATGAAGGGGGTGAAAGCAATGCTGACACCGGATCAGATCAGAGTATTTATAGAGAATGACAAGACAAGCAAAAAGAAACAGCTTGCAAAGACTGGCCTGCGATACTACGAAGGAAATCATGATATCAAGGATCACCGGATTTTCTTCTTCGATGCAGACAACCAACTGAGGGAAGACAAGACGAAGAGCAACATCAAGATCAGTCATCCCTTCTTCACGGAATTGGTTGACCAAACGGTGCAGTATATGCTGTCCGGTAAGGATGGATTTATCAAGTCGGATATTCCTGAACTTCAGTCGCTGCTGGATGAATACTTCAACGACAACGAAGACTTCACGGCTGAACTGTATGAAATCCTGACGGGCTGCATTGCAAAGGGCTTTGAATACGCCTATGCATACAAGCGGCGGGATGAGAAGATCGGCTTCCAATGCGCTGACAGTATCGGTGTGGTGGAAGTCAAAGCAAAGGATACGAATGAACGCTGCGATTATGTGATCTATTGGTATGTTGACAAGACCGGCACGGATAACAAGCAGATCACACGGATTCAGGTATGGGATGACAGTCAGACGCATTTCTATGTTCAAGAGGATGACGGGCAGATCAAGCTTGACAATGCGCAGGAACACAACCCGCGCCCACATATCATCTATAAAAAGGACGGGGATGAAAACACCTATTATGAAGGGTTTGGATTCATCCCTTTCTTCCGTCTTGACAACTGCCGGAAGCAGTTCAGCGACCTGAAGCCGATCAAGGAACTGATCGATGATTATGACCTGATGTCGTGTGGCCTGTCCAATAACCTTCAGGACACGGCTGAAGCGCTGTATGTGGTCAAGGGCTTTCAGGGTGACAACCTTGATGAACTGATGATGAACATCAAGGCAAAGAAGCATATCGGCGTTGATGATGACGGTGGTGTGGAAGTACATACGGTCGATGTGCCTTATCAGGCCAGACAGGCAAAGCTTGATCTGGATGAAAAGAACATCTACCGATTCGGCATGGGCTTCAACTCTGCACAGATCGGAGACG